CAATCCGCATGGGCAAGCGCATGGTGGTTATGCGCGATTCATTTATCAAGTTCCTGTATGCCAGCGAGGGCAATGATTTGATGGAGGCGGTATGATGATTATTACAACAAACGCCGCTGCCATATGAGTGCCGACCGGAAAGTCCTTATGGTTGCCGGAGTCCGGCATGATGTGGGAAGCTTCCGCAATATTCCGGAAAGCATCCGCGTATCAAACAGTATTCCCGCCGCGTTACCTGCGGCTGGCAATAAAAAAACAATACCTACCTGCCAAAAGGCGACCGGCGGTCAGCCGTCTGCTGCCGCCAGCGTAGGTAATGAAGGAGGAAAAATTTTGACACTGGAAGAACTCAGGGCTGCGCACCCCGAACTGGTCGCGCAGGCCGAACAGCAAGCGGTTACTGCCGCCGTGGCGGACGCTGTCGCCGACGAGCGGAAGCGGCTCAGCGATATTGATGATATCGCAACCAGCGTAGGCGACGCTACGCTGGTCAACGACGCCAAGTACGGTGGGAATCCCTGCACGGCGCAGGAACTGGCGTTCCGCTCACTGAAAAAGAACGCATCGCTCGGCAAGGCGCACCTCGAAAACTCGCAGGCAGACTATACCGCATCCGGAACCGGGTCGGTAGGAGCCGCGCCGACCGGCAGCGATGACGGCGAGGAAACGCCCGAAAAAGTCCAGGCACATGCCGAAAACGCGATGAAAAACTATTCAAAAATGATGGGAGGCGGAAAAGGTGAGTAATCAGCTTTTTTCAAAAATCGGCGAATCTTCTGTTGATAATCTTATCAACAGCACGTACCCGCCCTGCGAAACCACCGGCGTAATGATACGCGGCGGCCAGGGCGAACTGGGGCGCGGAACGGTGCTGGCACTTAGTTCCGACGACGGCAACATGGTTGTGTTGGGCACCGAACCCAGCAAGAACGAAACCCTGACGGCCAACTGTGTTCTCACAGATGTGGTCGACGCAAGTGACGGCGAGGCAGTCCCGGCGGTCGCGTACCGCACAGGCCATTTCAACCGTCCCGCGCTCATTGTGGCGGACGAGTATGAGATGACCAGGGGCGACGAGGAAGAATTACGCTACGGCGGGATATTATTATCCGACGCGCTGGCGTAGGAAAGGAAAGGTAAAAAATATTATGGATATTTATACGACTATGTATATGCTGGCGGCGATCAGCGCAAGACCGCCCATGCACACATTTTTCCGCGACAGGTATTTCCCGACAAACACCGAGCTTGATATCTTCGGCACCTCGCGGGTGTTCGTGGATTACAAGGAAGGAAAGAAAAAGCTGGCTCCGTTTGTAGTACCGCGCATCGGCGGGGTAAGCATCCTGCGCAGCGGCTTCGAGACTTTCGAACTGGAACCGGCAAACATCTCGCTCAAGCGTCCGCTGACAATTGACCATCTGGAACAGCGCGGATTCGGCGAATCGCTGCTGAGCACCAGAACCCCGGCAGACCGTGAGGCGTTCTACTTGATGGACGACATGCGGGAACTGAGCGACAGAATCAGCCGCCGTGAGGAATGGATGGCCGTACAGACCATGCTGAACAACGGCTGCATCATGAAGCACATCACCGACCGCGAGGATGTTGCCTTCGAGGATGTCGAGGTGCGGTATTATACCGGCGGTGACAACCCGGCCATATACACACCGTCCAAGCCGTGGACTGAGGGTGACGACAGCTGGCGTCAGGATATCAAGATGATGGTCAAGGCTTTATCTGCCAGCGGACTTCCTGCCGCAGACCTCACCGTAGCCCCCGATGTCGGCGAGTTTATCGAGCGGGACGAGTGGGTTATGAAGGTGCTTGACAACAAGAACATGGAGTACGGCAGTCTCAAACCGGAGGAACTGACCAACGGCACAACCTTCCTCGGCAGACTTAATTTCGGCGGCAAGATGCTCAACATCATCATCAGCGAGGAAACCTACGAGGATGACAAGGGCAAGGACACACCGTACCTGCCCGACGGCTCGGTTATCGTGACCGCCCCCGGCTGCGGTCACACCCTTTACGGCGGCGTTACCCAAATGGAGGACGATAAGAAATATCACACCCATGCCGCCAAGCGGGTACCCAAGCTCACTGTCGACACAACGCACGAAACCAAAGAAACCAAGCTGACGTCCAAACCCCTCATGGCACCCAAGAGCAAAGACCCGTACCGGGTTGCGAAAAAAGTATTTGATTAAGGAGGAGCAATAATCATGATCAAGATTATTTCAGGTACCTACGGGTACAGAAGCAAAAACGGCGGCATCGAGGCAAAGACAACGAAATCTGCGCCCTTTTCCCTGCCGGACAAAGAGGAAAAGCGGATGGTTGAGCGCGGTGTAGCTGAATATGTTACGGACGGTCCCGTGTTGCCGGTCGATGAGACCCCCAAGGACGACAGTACACAGCCGGTGCATAACAAGGGGATGAAACTCGCCGAGCTTCAGGCGGTTGCCGAATCCTACGGTGTGGACACCTCGAAAATGCGCACCAAGGATGAGGTCATTGCCGCGATTGACGCAGTGATTGCCGAAAAGGGCGCGGGGAACGATCCCCCGTCGAATGATCCCGGCACTGACGATCAGGATCCCCCGGACGGCCAGCCGCCAAACCCCAACACCGCCGATCCCGTAGGAAAGGAGTAACTCATGACTTTCAAGGAGCAGGTTGAATGGGACAATGAAAATGTATTCCTCAACCTTAATGATTTTGCAGAGTCATGCCGCATCGAGGGAAAAGAAGTAACGGCGGTTGTTGATAACGACAGCTTTGTAAAAATGAAGCAGGGGCAGATTCTCGGAATGGTAGAGGCTGACATACTCATTTTTGCTAAAACCTCAGACCTGCCACTAGAAAAAGCTATAGGGAGCATCCTCAATGTCAACGGCAAAGAATGCATTGTCGCGGCATGGGGAAGCAGTATGGGTATGTCTGAGGTTGCACTGCGTCAAAACCGCACAATGTAGGAGGTAGGCATGACGATTGTAAAAACCCTTGACGGCATCGTTGAGTGGTGTGAGAAAAACATATGTAGCAAGGTAAGACTTAAATTGCCGGATGATAACAACAATGCGGAAGGATACGAGCCTAAGTTCGTAAATCCCTCCGCATTTGTATTGTACGTTCCGGCGAAAGACCGACTCCCGCCAAAGATTGCCGCGCCTATCCCCTCAGTATGCGTTCAACTTCTTGAGGGCAATGATGAACTGATCGGGAGAAAGCGCAGCTTGAATGTCCGGCTTTGCCTAGCGGCATGGAATCCCGGTGAGCATGGCGGTGAGATATTCCTGCCACGCAAGGATGGCGAAAAACCGGGCGGCAATTCGTACCGGCAATGGAGTGGATCGGAGGCTGCGGAACACTACAAGCGCAACACCGAGGGTTGGCGCGATGTCTGGAACTTCACAGACACAGTGCTGACCGCGATAGAGGGAGCGGAGTATCTGGCCGGACTCCGACTTGCCAAAGAGCAAGGTATAAAATATGGCCCATTCCTTGAGGATGGCGTTATATGGGACTATTACCCATACTGGCACAGTTGGATTACGTTCACACTGGATTGTGGAATCGTACAGCGGCCGCCAGACGCTTACAAGGACTTATTATAAAATTTTGAGAGGTGAATACAATGCCATATAAGCACGGCACATACGGCGAAATCGGAGATAGCAGAGTCGCCGAAGCACCGCAGTGCAACACGGTTGCGGTGTATTTCGGCACCGCGCCCGTGAATCTGATCCGGGGATATGCTGACGCGGACATTATCAACAATCCCATTCAGATAAGAAACATGCCGGACGCACAGAAACGTGTCGGCTGTTCGTCTGACTGGAAAACTTTTGCGCTTTGTGAGGCGTTCGCTCAGCACTTTGACAACACGGTCGAGAATGTCGGTCCCATTTTTATTGTTAATGTGCTTGATCCCGATACGCACAGAGTGTCCACGCAGATCAAAAAAGAGCTGACATTCAAAAATGGTTGGGTAGAGTTTGAAAGCGATACCATCATCCTCGATACCTTCGCGATTGCAGACAAAGCCGAGGGGGTAGATTACACTCTCGCGTACAACTTCGAAAAAGGAACAGTGGTCGTCAAGGCTCTAGATAATATGGCGACCGCCGACTCCTCCTATTACGAGGTTGACCCGGACGGTGTGGGAGAATCCGACATAATCGGTGAAGCCACCGCCGCCGGGGAGTACACCGGCATTCATGCACTTTCGTTGCTTTATCAGAACGAGAACGCCGTCGCCGATATTTTAGTAGCTCCGGGGTGGAGTCATAAGCCTGCCGTATACGCGGCACTGGTCAAAGCAGCACATAAGATCAACGGACACTGGGATGCATTTGTCAACGCGGATATTCCACTCGTTGATGGCTCTACCAAGATCGACACTCTCGCAGCGGCTATAGAGTGGAAGGACAAGAACGGGTATGCGACCGAGACATCA